AAGCACCCGTGGGCTGAAAAAATGATACGGGCTGCAATAAAAAATAAATACCTGTCCATTGGTGGGTCGGCCTCGTCAGGAAAAAGTCACACGATGGCTGCGTGGGGTATTGTCAACTGGCTATCGCAACCACAGGATACTCTTGTTCTGATGACATCCACCACTTTGCGGGAAGCGAGGAAACGGATATGGGGTTCTGTAATGACGCTGCTTACCGTTATTGAAGGCGCACCAATAAAGATAAGAGACTCAATAGGTAACGCTAGTTACGTTAATGAAAATGGAACACTCATTGAGAGAGCGGGGCTTTCGCTGGTAGCTGCTGAAAAAGCAAGGACGCGGGAGGCGACCAATAAGCTTATCGGTATTAAGCAAAAACGAGTTATCCTGATTGGCGATGAGCTTTCAGAGATTTCTGAAAGCATTGTAAACGCTGGCCTGACAAACCTTTCTAAGAACCCGCACTTCCAAATGATCGGGATGTCTAACCCGAACAGCCGCTTTGATGCTTTTGGGGTTTGGTCTGAACCTAAGAATGGATGGGACTCTGTTGACACCAATGTCGATGATACATGGAAAACTAAGTGGGACGGTCAGTATTTAAGGCTCGATGGGGAGCGTAGCCCCAATGTCCTCGCAGGGGAGGTTGTTTATCCGTGGCTACCCACACAGCAAAAGCTTGATGAAGACAGGGCTTTGTTGGGAGAGGAGTCACGGGGATACATGCGAATGGTTCGTGCCGTGTTCTTTGACTCTGATGAAACCACTGGCATATACAC